AGCTTGAGTGATTGGTACGGACAAATCATTATCTTTCCTAACTCCATTGCTATCTAATCTACGACCAGTTATCGATGCAGATTTGCAAAGTATCTTAGGTTCTCTGTGTCCACCTTGCATAGTCGTTAGAGTAGGTGCTTTGCCCTCGACGGAATAAACTCTCTTGATAATGTCGTAACCTTTGAGATCAGCTACTCCAACTTGCTGACAACCATCTTTAAATACCAATTGTCTACGTGACTTCTCGAAATACATTTTAAGATTGCCACCTTTCCAATAGTTCGCATCTAGACAGTACGACTTATCTCTATCTACACAACCACACTCAATAATGTCTTTGAGTTTGATTCCCTTGTCATCAGGTATGTCAAATTCAAAATCAGTTATGTACATACGTAATCTATTCTGAGCAGATACGATTGATGAATTAATCATGTACATTTTCAAATTAGGATTAATCTCTTGTAAGGTATTTAGAATGATGTCTTGCCATTCTTTTTTCATTCGTACATTTTCAAAAAGCAATTTGCATTGAGGAAAACGTTCATAGTGGTATTTGTATATTTTAACAAATTCAAAGAACAACTTTGATTGGGGGTGTTCAAAATTCAATCCCTTGCCTGCTACGGAAAATCCCTGACAAGGCGAACCACACAAGATAACGTCAATAGGTACGTTCTTTGTTTTGTCTATAACAGTTCTTATGTCACCTAGATGCACAAGATCATCGTGGTTATCATCTGCTACCTTGATAGCAAACTTATCTATCTCTGAGGTAAACCAGTTAGATACTGGTAAGCCTAGTTCTTTTACTGCTTGGCGACCAGTTTCGCCACCACTACACAAGTTAAGCCAGTTCATTAATTTATCTCCTGTGTCCAATAATCGTACAAATCATTTACTGTCTTATCATCTGCTTTTGCAATCCACTTCCAAGAATTGCCATGTTGCTTTTCTTGTCTTACAATAAACTTTATCTTTTGTTCACGTGTCATTACCAATCCCTTTTATCTAAATTAAAGCTACGTCTTAAATCCCACATACTTTGCTCTAAGTTTCTTATGTCAGTTAAGTATAAGTCTTGACACTCAAACAACATCTGTAGTGCTGAACTTAAATGTTTTTCAGTTTCTTTAACTGTTTTGATTTGCTCATCAGACATACCTTGAATACCTTTTTTTCTAGCGATTTCAAGTAATTCATATTCAGTTTTTTTCTTAGCCATGTTTATCTCCTATAATTTATGGTCAGGGTTTCTTATACATCTAACTAAAAACATATGTCAAATTATTTTTTTAAAATTATTTTATTGACGTAAATTATGGTTTCGTGATATACGCACTTATCCCTTTGGGAGATACACCATTAACTATCATGGAGTTGATATGAGCCGACCTTTAAAGATAGCTGAAGAGACTAAGAGCTATAACCTTACAGTCTCGAAAGCTGACTACGATGAACTAGAGAAATTTGCTACTAGGGAAACGAACAGATATGCTAGTCAAATAAGTGTAGCTGATCTAATCCGAAATGCAATAAAACTATACTTAGAAGATTTGAGGATAGCAGATGAACGAACAAGTGAAGACTGAAGTTAAGAAACGTAGCTATGATAACCTACATGTCCTTTGGGCAAAGTTATCAGCAGTTAGGATAGGCATAGTAGATAAGGAGCAAGTTAAGCTAGGTAATCAACGTGACTACCTAACATGGATACCTGTTTGTATGGCAAAGCTACCTAACTTACTCAAACATGGGTACGACCTAGATAGGCTAGGGCAAGTCTATACTGTGAACACAAAGCAGTATAAGCAGGCTATCTCTAAATGATAGATAGACACACACTTCCTTATATTTATGCTTTAGTTGCGATTTTTGTGCTACTTAAGGTTTTACAATATATGGGAATAAATTTATGAAGTGGTTAAAGAGTTATGTTGAATCCCTTCCCATTCCTAGCTATGGGCGTTATCGGTCTGATTGCCCTGTATGTGGCAAGCCTAACACATTTAGTGTGACAGATAGTGGCTTTGAAAGATTGTGGTATTGTTTTCATGCTGATTGTCACACTAAAGGTAGTACTGGCATTAGCCTAACTAAAGATAATTCAAGTAAGGCTTTTGTCAAAAGAGAAACCAAACAAGAAAAGACAAGCATTGATTTCACAATACCTGATACGTTTGTCTCTTTGTCTCGCAATATCAATGCTGAGAACTATGTCAAACAAGTACATTCCTATGATGCTTATTTGTCAGGCTTGGCTGATATTAGATATGACTTCCAACGTGATCGTGTTGTCTACCTAGTTAAGCAAGGAGATAAGGTAGTTGATGCAACTGGACGAAGTTTAACCAACACAAGACCTAAGTGGTTAAGATATGGTACAAGCAAGCTACCATTTACATGTGGCACAAGTGATAATCTTTTTGTTGTAGAAGATTGTCCATCTGCATGTAGTGTATCTAATCTAGTAAGTGGTTTGGGCTTGATGGGAACATCATTGCTAGATAGCCACATACAAGTAATCCAAAATTATAAAAAAATTTTTGTGGCATTAGACAGAGATGCAACTCGTAAGGCAGTTGACATTGTCAGGCATTTGTCTAATTATGTACCTACTAAATTAGTTGTACTAAAGAAAGACCTGAAAAATATGGAGAAAGAGGAACGTGATGACTTCATCAACAATTATATCAGTAGATAAACAAGTATTAGGATTTTGTTTAGATGTTGACTTCTTTGCAAAGGTAAAGAACAAAATAGATAGAGATATGTTTGATAGGGAACTAAAAGATATCTTTGATACAATCGTATACTCCCACACAAAGTATGCTAAGACTTTAACTAAGTCTGAACTTGCAGGTATTTTCAATGACAGAAATCCTGCGATGCCTGATTCAGCTAGGAACAGAGTACAAGAGATTATATCTGAACTAGATGATACACCAAGTGATAACGATGAACTACACCTAGACTTGGTCAACAATCTTTGGCTACGTGATAGAGCAAGACAGATAGGCGAGAAAGCACTTGAGATATTTACTGGCGAGAACGAAGAGTTTGGTGAGCTACGTAGGCTTATCGATGCCGTTGAAGATGGTCGCATAAGTGACAAGACTACCTACAATATTGTCGAGAGTGATCTAGCTCAACTACTTGAAGAGGAAGCAGGAGAGAACGATTTCCCTTTTCAATTCAACCTTATCCAAGAAAAAGTTAAAGGAATGGATAAGGGTAATTTAGGGATATTATTTGCTAGACCTGAAGTGGGTAAGACCACATTTTGTTGTTTCCTTGCATCGTCTTACATCAAACAAAAATTCAAAGTTGTGTATTGGGCAAACGAAGAACCTGCTCAACGAATCAAACTACGTATCATTCAATCTTATTTTGAATTGACAAAAGAAGAAATGGTTATGCAAAAAGACAAACTACTTGAACGATACCATTTTGAGATTGAACCTTATCTAACTATCATGGATTCAGTTGGCACATCTGTAGAAGAGATGGACGACTATGCTAAGCTTAACAAACCTGATGTCATGTTCTGTGATCAGCTAGATAAGTTCCGTGTTGGTGGTCAGTACAATCGTGGCGATGAAAGACTCAAAGAGACTTATGTGACGGCAAGAGAAATTGCCAAGCGAAATCAACTACTTATATGGGCAGTCAGTCAGGCAAGCTACGATGCCCACGATCGTCAATTCATTGACTACTCTATGTTGGACAATTCTAGGACAGGTAAAGCAGGAGAAGCTGATGTTATCATAGGAATTGGTAAGACAGGATCAAGCGAGGTAGATAACATTGTCAGACATATCTGTATATCCAAGAACAAGATCAATGGGTGGCATGGTATGATCAATGCTCAGATAGATGTACAAAGGGGAGTCTATTATTAATGAGTAGACCTAAACTTAATTACAGAGCAAAACGTAGAAGATACTGGTTGAACTACATAAAGATGAAATGTGGTTGTAATTTTTGTGGGTACAAAGACAATCCTCTTGCTTTACAATTTGATCATTTAGGTCAAAAGACTAAGCAAGTTAGCCACATGGTTTTACACAGTATAAAAAATCTAATTAAAGAAGTAAGAAAGTGCAGAGTTCTCTGTGCTAATTGCCATTCAATACATACAGATAGGAGAAGAAATGGTAGAACAACTAAACGTGTTGACACTTGATGTCGAAACGACACATAAAACAAAGGTATCTGGTGGAACTACTGCCTTGCCTTACTTTAACAATAGACTTGTATCCATCGGCTATAAGTGGCTAGGACAAGATAAAGTATACTACGACTTTTTCTACCATAAAGATAAAGAAACGTGGTATGATTCAAGTATAGTAAATCGAATACAAAATGACTTGGACGAAACCGATGTACTTGTAGGACAAAACTTAAAGTTTGATCTTACGTGGTTACGTGCTTGTGGCTTTAAGTATGATGGTCATGTGTACGACACAATGGTAGCTGAGTATATCTTAGCTAAAGCAAAGAGATGGTCGCTTAGTCTTGACTCTCTTGCAAAACGATATGGTGTTACACAAAAAGAAAAAGATTTGGTTGCACCTTATCTGAAAGATGGTAAAACATTTTACGACATACCTTATGAAATAGTAGAAGAGTATGGTATAGCAGACGTAATTGCTACAGAAGAAGTGGCAGTTAAACAACTTGAAGCCTTTGGCACAACATTTGGAGAATTATTTAATGACATTAGTACCAACACTAAAGCTTTCGCTTGAAATGACAAACGTCCTCACTCGTATTGAGATGAATGGACTCAAGATAAACTTAGATACCTTAGATGAGATAGAGAAAGAATACAATGAGGAACTATCCTATCTAGAAAACAAGCTACAGACTATGGCAAAAGAAGCAATGGGCGATACACCTATCAATCTATCTAGTCCTGATGATCGTAGTGTTCTGTTGTACTCACGTAAAGTAAAAGATAAAACTCTTTGGTCAACTGTGTTTAATCTTGGGCATGAGATGAGAGGTAATACAATCAAGCCTAAGTTACGTACTCGTATGAAGAAGAATGATTTTATTCGCAACGTACGAAACATGACTGAGATTGCATACAAGACAGTAGGTAGGCAATGTGAAACTTGTCGTGGACTAGGTAGGGTCACACCTCTCAAGAAAGATGGGAGTGTTGGTAAAGCAGTCAGGATATGCAAACCATGTAAAGGTAAAGGCACTATCTATGAAAGCACCAATGAAGTAGCAGGCTTTAAGATTGTACCTCGTAATCCCAAAGATGTAGCATCTGCAGGTTTTAAGACAGACAAGGTTACTCTTGAAGATAGATCGACTGAACTAAGTGGTGAAGCACGTGAGTTCTGTGTAGCTTACTCAAGATACAATGCTATTCGTACCTATCTATCTACCTTTGTTGAAGGCATGAAGAACAATGTAGACGATGATAACTTTATTCATCCTGAGTTCATGCAATGTGTCACGGCTACTGGTAGATTATCTAGTCGTAATCCTAACTTTCAAAACATGCCACGTGGTTCTACCTTTGCTATACGTAAGATAGTCGAAAGCCGATTCGATGGTGGCTACATACTTGAAGGTGATTACTCACAGTTGGAGTTCAGAGTAGCAGGTTTTCTAGCTAGAGATCCACAAGCTTATGATGACGTTCTCAAGGGAACTGATGTTCATAGCTACACTGCATCGATAATAGGGTGTTCTAGGCAGGATGCGAAGGCACACACGTTCAAACCTCTCTACGGTGGGGTAAGTGGTACTCCTGCACAACAAGCCTACTACACGGCTTTTAAAGAGAAGTATGAGAAGGTTGCTGAGTGGCACAAAGAACTTGAGAAGGAAGCAGTCAAGACCAAAGAGATAAAATTACCGTCAGGTCGTACCTATGCTTTCCCCGATGCCAAGTGGACTGAGTGGGGTGCGGCCACAAATAGAACGGCTATCTGTAACTACCCAGTTCAAGGCTTTGCTACTGCCGATCTGCTACCTATTGCCCTAGTTCACCTAGATAAGACTATGAGGGACTTGAATATGAAGTCTGTGATATGCAACACAGTCCACGATTCAATCGTACTTGATGTGCATCCTGATGAAAAAGATCTCTCTGTAAAGGTACTTTCTGAAGCTATGTTGTCTATTTCTGATGGCTCGAAAGCTAGGTATGGCTTAGAATACGACATGCCAATAGGAATAGAATTAAAAATAGGTAATAATTGGCTTGACCTTACTGAAATAAATTAGTAAGCTCATATTACGTTTTAAATTTAACCAAAAGGAAAAATAAAATGGAAACAAATGAACTAGTAATTGGAAACGAAATGGATCAACTCGTATCAGCATTTAGTGATGATGATACATCTACATTTATGGAACTTACTGGACAAGCAAAAGCAACAACCAATGTTGGCTTGCCTAGATTAAACATAAACTACGATACAGAAACAGATGATGGTGTCGCACTTACTCGTGGCTCATGGAAGATGTTTGTGGATGGCGAGTTTATCTATGCAAAGGAAGTCCTCGTAAGACCTATCCTACGTACATTCGAGTGGAGTGTTTATGATATGGAACAAAACGCATTTGTTTGTAAGTCTGTACAAAAACCAACACTCGCAGGTGAATTCCCTGATACTCTTGCAGGGAATAAGTGTGGTAGATTGTCAGCAAAGGAAGAAGAACTCCTTAGTGACGATGATCCACTAAAAGTAAAGTCACGGTCTGCAGTTTGTAACCAAGTCATCTACGGTCAGATAACTGGTGATTTTACTAAAGCTGATGGAACTAAGGTTGAGATTAAAGATAAACCTTTCGTATCTTATTTCAAAAAATCAGGGTTCAAACCTATCAGCAGTTTTATAGAGAGCTTAACTAGACAGAAGAAGATTATGCAAAAGGTTGTTATGAAGTTAGCAACTAGCAGAGTCAAGTCAGGTTCAGTTGTCTACTATGTACCAGTTCCGACTCTCCATTCGGAAGTGCCTGTCTCGGATGCGGACAAAACATTGATGAAAGACTTCAGTGAGACTGTAAAGGCTCACAATGAGAATGTTCTTAATCAGTTCAGAGAAGCTCAGAAACTCATCTCTCCTAGTGAGGAACAAGACTTGTCGGCTGATTTCGATGCTAAATCTGCTTAAAATCCAAGACTACATGCAAAAAGCAACTAGGGGGGAAGTCACGATCTCCCCTAGTGCTATTAACGACTTCGCACAAGAATGCAAGGACTCCGTAGATAGGCAACTAAATAAGAAGCGTGAGTTCAGTATACGTATGTCAGGCTTGGGTAGACCTCTCTGTCAGCAATTGCTAGATAGGCAAGGCATCGAAGAAGAGATGGACTACAATGCTTTGTTTCGTTTTATGTTTGGTGACCTAGTAGAATCTGTGGTCGTACTCATAATGGAACAAGCTGACGTAGAAATCATAGATAAACAAAAAGCAGTTGAGCTAGAGATAGCAGGACAAAAGATTACAGGTACACTTGATCTGATTGTAAGAGATGAGACAGGTGCAGATAAAGTATGGGATGTCAAGTCTGCAAGTGAGTGGGCATTCAAGTTTAAGTACACTGGTTACGGTGGGTACGACAAGATAAAAGAAGACGATCCTTTTGGGTACGTCATGCAAGGACATTTGTACGGTGAAGCTACAGGTTTGCCTTTTGGTGGGTGGATAGTTGTCAACAAGTCAAGTGGTGAGATAGCTATGGTTGAAGCACCTGAGTGGCAGGAAGAAGATAGAAAAGCCTACATGAAAGATGCAGAGAGAAGAGTAAAGAGATTAATAGATCCGAGTAATGAATTTGTGAAGCCTTACAAGTCTGAGTTTGAGACTTACAAAGTTAAAGGTGAACACGTTAGAACAGGTAACAAAACCTTACACAAGATATGTAGCATGTGCGGATACAGATCTCACTGTTGGTCAAATGCACAGTTACATCCGAAGGTAACATCCAAATCAAAGACTGCACCTAAGATATGGTACGACGTCTTGAAGAAGAAAGAATTATAGTGTCAGCTATCTACGTAAACAAGTACGAGACTAAACTACTTGAGTTGAATGAGAACTTGTATCACGTGTACATCGAGTCTCACAAAGGTGTAGGTGGTGGCAGAGATATTACTTTTCTCAGACAACATGATAGAGGTATACCTTTGACATTGAGAGATAACTTTTCTGACAAAGGAGCTTTAACTCCTGAGACAGAAGCTAGAGATATCATGAAAGTAGAGAATGAATTTCAAACAATCAACTACAGTTTAAACTACGGAAAGATTTTATGTGTGCCGATATATCCCCTTCTAGACGAACTTACTATACTAGAAAAACAATCCCCGAAGATGGCAGGATATGTAAGCAAACGCCTAGAATCATTGAGTTGGAAAATCCGACAGGGGACAATATAGTGGCTAAACGTAATGCAGGATACAGATCTAAGTTTGAATTGTTTCTAGCTAGAAAGCTGATACAAAACAAAATAAAGTTTGAGTACGAGAAGAAGAAGATAACCTACGTACCTAAAGTACGTACCTACACTCCTGATTTCTATATACCTGCTACCAACATATACATTGAAGCTAAAGGTGAGTTTGATAAAGCTGACAGAGTTAAGATGGCTTTGATAAAAGAACAACACAAAGACTTAGACATTCGCATGGTTTTTATGAATGCACGAAACAAGATATACAAAGGAAGTAAAACCACTTACGCTGATTGGTGCTTGAGACACAATTACAGGTGGGCAGAAAAAGCAATACCTATGGAGTGGTTAAGAAATGAAAAAGGATGACATGAACACACTTATGTCTTTGGAAAAAGATAAGTATTACATAATTATATCTGAGATGCCTGATGATCAGTTTCACTTGGTAGCCTATGATACAACAGGCAAGAAGTACAAAACATTTGAAGATCATTCAGTTGCATCTATCATGCACGAAGGTGTGATGGCTTTGCTACGTAGACGAGGTGATGAGGTATTTCGTTGTGGAGAAGCTGAGATAGAGTTTGGTTTTGCGGCCAAAGAACTTAAAGTAGAATATCAACAAGATACTGGTGAGATACTTGACATTCCTGAGAATGTGATTAAAGTAGATTTCGGTAAAGATCAATAAAGGTGGAAAGGTATTACGAATACATGTTAAAGAGATTAGAAGAAGAAAAAAAGAAAACAGATATGGTGAACAGTCCTGCTCATTACAATGAAGCAAACATAGAAACTATAGACATAATTCAATCTGTCACAAAAGATGGGTTTGAAAGTTATCTTCAGGGTAACATTCTTAAGTACATATGTAGATACAAGTATAAGAATGGCTCAGAAGATTTAGAAAAAGCACGATGGTATTTAAACCGTTTAATTGAAGTACAAGTAGGAGAGGATTATAATGGCGTCTAATATGTTACCAACTTCTTATCAGGAGTTTATACATAAGTCTAGGTATGCTAGATGGATGGAAGATGAAGGTAGAAGAGAGAACTGGCTAGAGACAGTTTCAAGATATGTAAACTTCATGGAACAAACTCTTTTGGAAAAGCACAACTACAAGATGGACAAAGTCGATAAGGATATGATCCACGAGTACATAAGTGACTTGAGAGTTATGCCATCTATGAGAGCGATGATGACTGCAGGAGAAGCACTCAAGAGAGATAACACTTGTGGGTACAATTGTAGCTACCTACCAGTAGATAGTCCACGTAGTTTTGATGAAGCTATGTACATTCTTATGTGTGGTACAGGTGTGGGATTCTCTGTCGAGCGAGAGAACGTAGATAAGCTACCTGTAATCAGCGAAAACATGCAAGAGTCTGATGTTGTTATTACTGTGGAAGATAGTAAAGCAGGGTGGGCAAAAGCATATCGTGAGCTTGTAGCTTTACTTTATTCAGGAATGATACCATCTTGGGATATATCAAAGATACGACCTGCAGGTGCAAGACTAAAAGTTATGGGCGGTAGAGCGTCAGGTCCTGATCCTCTTGTTAATTTATTTAAGTTCACTATTGAGAAATTCAAGGGTGCTACAGGTAGAAAACTTTATCCTATTGAGTGCCACGATATCATGTGTAAGGTAGGTGAGGTTGTTGTTGTAGGTGGTGTTAGAAGATCTGCACTGATTAGCCTATCTAATCTCAACGATGATCAGATGGCACATGCTAAGTCAGGTGAGTGGTGGAACAATCACGGTCAGAGAGCGTTAGCAAACAACTCTGTAGCCTACAAAGGCAAGCCTGCTATGGAAACCTACATGAGAGAATGGTTAGCTCTGTACGAGTCTAAATCAGGCGAGCGTGGCATGTTTAATCGTAAGGCCGCAGACAATCAGGTAGCTAAAGGTGGCAGAAGACAGACAGGTCACATGTGGGGTACAAACCCATGTAGTGAAATCATACTTAGACCATATCAGTTCTGTAACTTATCTGAAGTGGTCGTACGTGAAAACGATGACTTACTAAGTCTTCAGTCGAAGGTACGAGTTGCCACAATGCTAGGTACGTTTCAGTCTACTCTTACAGATCTAAAGTATCTACGTAAGATATGGAAAACAAATACTGAAGAAGAACGCTTGCTTGGTGTATCTTTAACTGGTATCATGGATCATTATGTGTTATCTAGAACAACTGATTCAAAAATTTGGTTACAAGAGATGAAAGAAGTAGCGATAAAAACAAACAGAGAATATGCAGATAAGATAGGTATACCAAGAAGTACGGCTATCACATGTGTTAAACCAAGTGGTACTGTGTCTCAGCTTACTGATTCTGCTTCAGGTATTCATGCAAGGCACAATCCTTTTTATATCAGAACTGTACGTGGGGATAACAAAGATCCATTAACACAGTTCATGAAAGAAGAAGGTATTCCTGCAGAGCCTGACGTTATGAAGCCTGAGAGTGTTACTGTCTTTTCTTTTCCGATGAAATCTCCTAGTGGTGCTATCACTAGAACTGAGATGAGTGCAATAGAACAACTAGAGTTATGGAAGATCTATGCACTTAACTGGTGCGAACACAAACCATCTGTGACTATCTCTGTAAAAGAAGATGAGTGGATGGAAGTTGGTGCTTAGTTGTACGAGAACTTTGACATAGCGTCAGGTGTATCGTTCTTGCCATTTGCCGACCATACGTACCAACAAGCTCCTTATCAAGACATAGAAGCTGACGAATATCTAGAGTGGCAAAGCCGTGTGCCTGCTTCTTTGGATTGGACTAAGTTTTCTAACTATGAAAAGGAAGATAATACGAGCGGTACTCGTGAATTGGCTTGCACTGCAGATGCCTGTGAAGTCGTGGACTTAGGTGCAAACTGATGATTGAAGTACCAATCAGCGAGGATTACATGCGTCATGCGAGGGAAAAAGCTTCTACTGTAGGCATCCTGCAGGGAAGTATTACAGGTGGCACTAGCAACGTTGTAGGTGCGATAGGCGAGGTAATCGTAGCTGATATCATTGGGGCAACTGAAGCAAATACATATAACTATGATTTAGTGAAAGATGGGAATCGTATCGACGTTAAGACTAAACGTTGTAACACTAAACCAAAGTCTAACTATGATTGCTCGGTTGCATCTCATGGTAGCAAGCAAGACTGTGACAGTTATGTATTCGTAAGGATACTTGCTGATCTCAGCAAAGCTTGGATACTAGGTAGCATCAGTAAGCAAGAATACTATGCTAAAGCTACCCGATATAAGAAAGGTGAAATAGATCCAAGCAACGGCTTTACGTTTAAAGCTGATTGTTATAACTTACCTATAAGTGAATTAGAGCCGATCAATGAAATCAAAGGTGAAAGCGAAACTATTCTCTCTAGAAGCGTTTCTTAATAAGGACGGAAATGTTGAGATATTCTACGATGCAGTAGATCCAAATGAATTTGAGAAGACCATGAATGTTGGTCTCCCCATGTATGAAGGTACAACTAAGGTAGCTCAGTTAATAAAGTATCTGAAGTCTGTGGCACAAGAGGTCATGGATAAATCTAGGAAGTACGTATGATGGAGTGGTGGCAAGTTTGGCTAATTGTAGCTATCACTATTAACACCACTATCAACACAATTGTTTTCTTCAGAGGTCGTAAGATACTAAGAAAGAGGGATAAACCTACTTCTTCTTCTTCCTCATCATAGCAAAGTCTTTACCTGATATCTTACCATCTTTGTTTTTGTCTAGCTTGGCTTGACCACCATACATCATGCCCATGTTAAACTTCTTCTCATCAGTCATCATGTTTCCGCTTTTAGGACTCATCATGTTTGACTGATTAGACTTTCTGTTTTGTTCAGCAAGTCCACCCATCTGCATTTTATTCTTCTTAGCCATGCCACCATACATCATAGGCTTTCTCATGGTAGCACCGCCACCATACATCATGCCTTTACGTGGTCCATTGTAGTAAGTTTTCATTGAGTACTCTCCTTAGTTAATTTGTGAAAATGATTCAGGACTCCCGGGCTTTACTCCTCCTGTCCTTTCAAAAGCCTTTTCTCTCGCACTCTCAAAGGATGGTTGTATCCTCTGTAGTGGAGTTTGATAAGGTCCAGCCAATTCTTGTGCCGTCTTCTTTCTTACTCCTATTATCTGTCCTGAAGAACCTAATACGGCTTGTTCATCATCTTCAACTTTGATGAGATTACCATACATATCCTCTACTAAGTTCTTCCTTTCTTTAAGAGCTTCTGCGGCAGGACCAAATAATTCTACCTCTTGGTCTACTGCAGGTCGTCGTACTTGATCTGGTTGACTTGAATCTGCGAAATCAGCACTTTGTCTAGCTATTGCTGATATCATAAGTTGATCAAATTTGGTAGCTAACTCGCCAGTTAACGGCTTACCTGTTCTTATTGCACTAACGACTAGGTCAGCTATTTCTGGATTGTTTACCATAGCTACAAAGGAATTAAATTTTCTTACTCTACCTGTTTGTATTATGGCTTCAGTAGCTAAGTACTTAAGACTAACAACTCCTCTTGCTACAGAGTATATTCTACTTATGTAAGATTCTACTGATAAACCTCTAGGTATTCCAGACAGAGATAACTGCCCTGCATTTTGCGGTGTTCTTCCTGCTAGTAGCTCTGCAATAAACTCTATATTTTCAAAGAACTTGTCAGTTCCTTCTTTATCTAGTTTATCTCGTGTACCTCTTCGTAGTATCTCTCTGACTGCACCGCTCATAGGTGTATCTTTAGCACCACCCAAAGCGTTTATAAGAGTGTTTGCATCTAATTTTTGAGGTAATCTTTCAGTAAAAGAAGAGTTCACCATATCAAGACCAACTGATGTTGTCCCTAATATGTTCTGAGTAGACTTATTTGCGACTTCTTCCATAAGTTTATTAGCTATGAATCTGTCGTAAACAATCATATCATCGTCAATCTCTGTCTGACTCTTACCTGCTTTTACTAGACTATCTTCATAACCATTTCTTAGTTTGTCTAGATTTCTTACACCTATTTCACCTTTTTGTATTTCTTTAAAAACATCTCCGGGACTTAACTGGTTAGCCATTTTTATTTGAACTTTCTTTTGTTCAATATAATCTTTTCCAGCTTGTGTCTTACCAGCTATTATATCTGTCTCTGCTTTCTTGATTTGTTTCTTAACTTGTTGGACGGCTTTCCTAGCATCATCACTCTTGAGAACTAACTGCTCTATACCTATTGAGTCGTAGATGTTTTGTATGTCTACATCTGTAAACATATCTACCATCTCTCCTGTTTGTGGGTTTCTCATCTTTGCTTGTTGCATGTTTGATATAAGATTGTGTATATCGTTATTCTTATAGTCACCTATAATTCTCTTTCCTTTTATATCATCAGGCAACAAATATTTATTTTTAAAAGCAGGATTTTTATTTAAGTCTAATATAGTCTTACCTGCTTGCGTATTATTTAACAACTGAAATTTAAGTTCAGCTATCATAGTATTTTTAAACATGGTCGTACCTGCTTTACCTGCCACAAATTCATAACGTGCAGGACTTCCTTCAGGTAACCCTCTAACCAAATCACCACCATACACACCTGCCATTTCAGATATGTATCCTTCGTTTATATTTTTAGCAAATGGCTTTGTTAAATCATACTTCTCAAAACTCTTTTGCATCCAGTTCATAGGGTCATTTGCTTCATAGCGTATTGTACCATCAGGTAATGTCTTGTACTTGTAGCTATTCCAAGTTCCTGCTATGCCTGTCTCATATCTGGCTGCAAATTCAGAATAAGTATTGTTAACTTGTCTTAATTTAGACAAGACGCTTTCATTTACTAATTGACCACCATCAGGCTGAAACATACCTAATCTAAATCCGTGCTTTTCAGATTCAGCAGCTTTGTACAACATTTCTCTAGCTTGTTTAACGCCTAAAGTTTGTCTTCCTTTTGCTTTGAATTGTACTTTGCCTAATCCTGAAAGAACAAGTTGATAGTCCACAAAGTCTAGAGGGAGTTTCATAGTGTCCCCTAATCCTTCAAATCCCTTTTCTAGATCTCCATTACGTAGCACGCTCCATATCTCAATGTTAGATGCGTTTGGGTATTGATCTCTAACTAAATCAGCCATCTCTGCAATTTTAGTATTACTTGAGAACATTTTACCAGCAGACTTCTCGAACAGATCTCCTAATTGAGTTTGTTGAATTTTAGCGAGTTGAGTACCTCCTATTCTTCTTGCTTCAGGTGACCCTTCTAATTTTAGAGCTATGTCAGAATCATCTACACCTTTTACTAATTGATCAAAAACATTTGACATATCCATAGCAACGTTTTTGTTTTCTTGTCTTAATATCTTGTATCCACGTGTAGCATTTGCTCGTAGTCCTCTCTTTATGTTTTGAAAGGAACTAGAGATTAAGTTACCGTATTCTTTAGGTAATGTCTTGCTTATGTTGTCAGCTTTTACAGAAGCATCAATAATCGCATTGTTCATGTCATTTATTCTTTTGTTTGACTCTACAATTATTTGATTTTCAGGCATACCCAAGCTTCTCATCAAAGCTTCTCTAGTTGTATCATTCGCAATAAAAAATTCATCTAAAGAATCATAGTCTAGGTCTGTATCGAGTTTTGCTCCCGCTGTTTTCATAAGTAATAAAGCTTCATTGTCGTCAATATTCTTATTGAAGTTACTTAATTGTTTAGCTACATCATCTTGTGATTGTTTTAAATAAGATTCTAAGCCGTCTACAAAACTCTTAACATCAGGATCAACATCAGGAGCAAACTTTATTCTACTTAATTCTCTCACAGCCTTTGTAAGTTCTGTGTTAAGTTGAATTTGTCCTGTAAGTGCAGTTTGCATTTTTACAAAGTTATCACTTAGTTCTGCTACCCCACCGACGCTTAATTTTGTACCTACTTTAGATACTGTTTGTTTCAGTAAATCGATAGTGCTTATTGCGGCCAGACTATTTGTGACTATGTCTGGGCTTGTTATGAGGGGTCTTCCGTTTTGATCTTCAAGTTTTAAAAGCTTAGTTGTTAAATTTTCGGAAGCTAATATACCTTGTTCCATTCTCTGAGCAAACTGAGGTGCTGCAACATTTAACATTCCTATGAATTTATCAGCTTCCCTTTGATTAGAGCTTCTAAATGTAAGAACCTTTTTAATTTTATTAGCTACGGTAGTAGGATCAGTTATCACATCTCCAAAATCATTTACTAGGTTTATTACTTTTCCACCGCTAAATCCACCTATTACCATACCCCCTATTTCAAACATTGTCTTGTCTAAATTAGAAAAATACTCTTGGTGAGTATAGCTAGTTAATCCAAAGCCTGTAGCTATAGCAACTTCAGTCCCAATTATTTCTTTTAAATCATCAGGTATTCTGCTCATCAAACTTATGCTGTCTAGCTGACCGTTAACTTTGTCTATGTCTTTCACAGTTCGTTTGTATTCTGATTCCCATTCTGGACTAAGATTTTTTCTCTTTTCCAAAACACTTAGTCTTTCATTTAAGGCTTTAAGTCTTTCAGTGGATACCTCATAGGCTACAGGATTCTTTTTAAATATTCTTTTGTATTCACCTGAACGTTGTATGGAGTTCATGACTCCGTTTGCTCTCCAGTTTTTATATTTAGTTGAGTTTATAAATGCTGTACTGTCAACAAAATCTTTTATTAAAGTATCAGGACCTTTACCTTGTTTGGCCGCATTATCATAAGCTTCATCAAAAGTACCACCCTTTTTACCAAATTGATCTTTTACAAACTCTCTGAACCTCTTGTCTCTGTAAAAGTAACTTCCTACTTTTAATGCCTGAAATGGTAATGCAACAGTTGCACCCTCTATGCCTGCATCTACAATCTTACTAAGTGCATCAGGAGTCCACTCTAATATTAATTCAGCATCTGCTGATTTTAGTCCACTTAACTTACTTAATCTCTCAGTAGCATAGTCAATATGTCGTGATGGTATTTTTCCATCAACTATGTTTGCATTTACAAGAGGATCTAAAATAGTGTTACCTATTCCTTCATAAGCATAAAGAGCAAAATTTGCAATGGCATATGGTACATTAGTCAATGCTCTACCTGTCCTCATACTGCCTAAATTACCTGTCTCTTGTGCTTTTACTAGTTGTAGTTTTTGATAAGGATTTAAATCTGTTTTTACATCAAGGAACTTTTTAAATTTAACTGCTTTATTATTAAAGTCTATGAGAGGTACACCTTTCCCTGATATTTCTTCTTTGAATAATTCCTTTTGGGGTCCTTCTAGGATTTCTCTTTTGCCTTCTTTTGTTATAAGAGTTTTAGTTGGAGTGTATGGAACTACTGGCATTCTTATGGCTACGTCTTCTTCAGTCACATCATACTTACCTAGCATTCTTTTTATAGGTAAGTCTCCTATTTTTCTACCGCCAAGTGTTATCTCAGAACCTCTGTTGTCAACTAAAAATTTTATTTTAGAATTGTAGTCAAGACCTGCTGGAAAAGGTTTTACAGGACCTACCTTGAGAGGGTCTATACTTGGGTCTATATTTTGACCACCAAACTGTATATTGCCCTCACGCACAGATTTTTTAAAGTCTTCAGGGGGTAAAGCTAATCTTTTGTTCGCTTCACTATCTTTCTTGTAGATGTCATAATAACTTTCAAAGCTTCTGTACCCATCGGCATTTTCTATGTATTTCTTAAGAGTATCACCCATTTCAGTAGCACCCGAAAAATACCTTCTGTCTAGTTCAACAACAGGTACGTCAGCTATATTTAGCTGCTTGTACGGATCTTCAATTTCTGTTTGCTCTGAAATTAAGCCAGATTGTACTTCTTGTATTGTAGCCATTTAAAATCCTTAGAATGGTATTGGTTTAAATTCGTCTTCAATAGTAGGTCTTGTACCAGTTGTACTAGTGCTACCTATAAACTCTGTATCAGGAAGATCACTAGGAGCTAGTTCTCTAGGTTTTGTTTGTATAGGTTCACCTATAGGTATGTTTACAATTTGATTACCACCACCAACATATGTACCTCTAAGTTGAACACCACTTGTTCCTTTTCCTGATGTAAGCTCTTGAACTGCTAATGGCAATGATCCTTGATACATATCCTCTAATATTGAAGCTGTGACTATCTGATGAACTTTATTTGATCGATACATCTGATATATTTTTCTTTGTCTTTCAGCTTCCAACCTTATACCACGTGCAACTGATTGTAATTTATCAGGATTATTTACAAAATCTTGAGCAAGACCACTTGCTATTCTTCTAACATCGTCATCAGATATTCTAGGTCCTGACCCTGTGTCTCCAGTGTTTTGTATTTGAGCGGCCATTCTAAATGCCATTGTCGTAGCATAGAACTCTAACAAAGCATTTTTTCTATCTTGCTCATTTTGTGACTGCAGACCTTTTTGTAATTTTTGATTTGCATCCTTAAACATGTCTTGGAATACAAGCTTACTATCAATCTGTTTACCTGTAGCATTTTCAATAATTAATCCTATGCCGTCCATTACTACTTGAGAACTAACACTTAATAGATTTTGAATTGACTGAGGAGTAGTAGCCAAACCTATATTAGCACCTGCTCTAGATAGTTGCTCAACAGCCGCAGCATCTGTCTCCAAGTCTCCAGCAAGTCTTGCTTTTAGTGCTACGTTTTGTAATGCTTTTTTGTTACCTATTATATCTCTTACAACACGGTCTGCTCCTAGTTTTAATTCTTCTCCTGCCATGACATTTAAAATTTTTGCACTTTTAAATTTAGCTGGTAGACTAAGAGATATGACTTTTCCTAAAAGATCAACATCGTTGTATATGTAAGGATCTATGTCTGAATTTCTTAAGTTTGCTTTTAGTTCTTCTAGTGCAAATGAATCTAGTCTAGTAGGTTCTTTTACATTTGCTAAAATAGGAGATGCAACAGCTATGGCATCTACCATTTCCGCCATAGTAACTTGCCCCTTTTCAGGTTGATTTTCAGGAAGCTTTAAGACGTTGTTTATTTCTGCAACAAGAGGTTGTAGCTTAACTTCTTCATTAGGATTAAACTTATTAAATCTAGGAGCTTGTTTTCTTAAAATGTCAATGTGTTTCGGTTGTAAATTATATTCTTTTGGTACAACGTCATCAAGTTTCATTTCGATCTTACTGCCCACTTGATTCATGGTAAGCTTACCATTTGTGTAGTTTCCTTGATCGATAGCAAGCTTTGTTAAGTTTTCTCGTGTCTGACCTATCTTTTTTGCAACAGCATCAGCAAATTCAGGATACTTATTTATGTACTGCCAATCGGTAGTCTCGACTGTAACTACTGGTTTTTCAATTCCATCTTCTTTCTTTATATAAGTAGGAAGTTGGTTGTACCAACTAGTAGCAAAAGAGTTTGCCACAGTATTTAAGTCACCACTTTTTCTTAAACTCTCTATAATATTATCGTTTAAATTTGCTCTAAAAGCTTGGTATATGTTTCTATTTTTCTGAGCTTCAGTCATACCTGTTAGTTGTATTTCCTGACCTGCTATTGTATTAGGCACAGTGAATACTGTGTTACTGTTAGGTAAAGATATAGACAGTAAACTTTTTTTGTTTTTATCTCTTTTCAAAGCTTCAACTTGAGCTTGGTAGCCATATTCTATTTTTAATAAATCTTTCTTACTTTTTAATTATCTTTCTTCTTTCTTCTTTTGATTCTCTTCTTCTACCTTTTGTTGCTCTAGGTACGCAACATTAGCATTGTATTGTTGAGCCGCACCTTTTACAAAGTTCTTAAAGAAACCACCTACATTAAGCTTTGCCATTATCTACGTCCCCTTCTATTACTTCTTCTGGAGCTATTGCTATAAAACCTCTTACTGTAGTAGGTTCAGGTTCTTCATCAATCTCATCTGCTTTTGATTGGATAAACTGATACAAATCAGGATTCCTGTCTTTCATGACGGCAAGCATGTCATCATCGCTCATGCCTTCATCCATTTGGTACAAACCATCTCTTGTGTTGTACACTTTCACAGGTATCTCTTCTTCTGCTGCTACCCCCATAAGATACGCTGCAAGAGGTCCTTTGATTATCTCTGCGACATCAGGAGTAAATTGACCTTGACTAAAACCCCCTATTGCAATTGTATTTACTATCTCTTGTATTGATACGCCTGCCATCATTAACTTTTCCATTTGGGTACGAACTTCAGGAGCTTCTAACCTATCAATAACAGAATCGACTGCACTAGCAGGGCTAGCATGTACGGGAGGTTTTTCCCATGCCCATTTACCTTTAGGCTCAGTTAAAGACCATCCCGGAGGGGCTTTGTTGAAACGATTGTTTTCAACGTTCGATCTTTCTTTCAAGTTTATTGGCGGTCTAATTTGTGTCATATTTATTATCCGTAATATTTAGGAGCAAATGATGGCTTCTTGGTACGAGCAGTTACGCTAGGCATACTAGCTCTTTGTAGCTTTATAGTTGCACCACTTGAACCTTTGTAGTTTACCATTTGTGCTATTGCCATTTGTATAGAAGGAACTTTACTTGCGTTTGCTTTTATTATAGCATTATTTACTCTCGGTGTATAGCCAAATTCCATGTTTGCTAAATTACTTTTACTGACAGTGAATTGACCTGCACCTGCAGTACTTCTTGGTGCAGATACTCTTCTTCTTTTAGAGGATGGCATCTGAGTGGTCGTACCCGCTGGTGCTACAACGTCCATAAAACCACCTGCAAATTCTAAAGCAGTTCCAAGATATCCTGCAGACTTTTTAGCATAGTTAAAATTATCAAAATCAGAAGCTTTGAATGTGCCATAAGACTCGTCACCTGTCACAAAATCGTATGCACGTTCAATTCCCTGACCCACATAACTATCAGCTACATAATCATATACATCTCCGACTGCTTGACCAACCACACTGTCACTTATACCTGTCCAAATATTACTTAACCAATCCCACATAGTTTACCTCTTTTTATCTATTTATATAAGATGTACCAACTTTAAATATACCATTCAAAACAGCTTTACCTAGTTCTGTACTAAAAGTAGCATCACTTTCCATTTCGTACAGATCAGTGTTTGCATCTATCTCCATACCAAGTAGTCCTATCTCATGGAAGCGTTGTTCTTGGCTCTCTGCTATCTTCAATGCCCAACCTGCTTCATCTCTGTATCTTTGCCACAGAGCATCTAGAGAAGCTTGAGTTATACCAAGTAAATTTTGTACGTTCATTTGATTGGCCGCATTTTGGTTAGCAGTCTCTGCTGTATTTATTTCCCTACGCCACACAGCATTTGATTGAGCTATCTGTGTAGCCATTTGCGTGTTGAATCTTTCACGAGCATCGGCTAAAGATGCGTTATACTGAGCTATTGCATTCTTTTCATTCACGTTGAACTGCTCTTGAGCTGCCATACGGTTCATGTTTCCTGTTTCAACTTGACTACCTAACTCCGCAAAGAACTCATCTATCTGATTTTGTGACTGAGCATTGAACTGAGCTGCTGAATTTATTGCTGCTTGATTAGATGTCAAAGATTGTAGTTGTCCAGCATAGTCTATTTCTCTCATCTTTTGGTCATTGCTCAAGTTTTGCATATCCATAGATAAGAATGACTTGGCATTGTTGATAGCAACTTGTGTGCGAACATCAAGGTTGGCTTTGTCCATTGCTGCATAAGTCATGGCATTTTGCATAACTGCCTGTTGCTGATTGTTCAGATTAGCCATATCCATCTGTGCATATCTATCTGCATCGGCTTTGGCTATTGGTATACCTGATTCCATAATGGCTTGAGTTATAGCCGCCGCAGCCATGCTAGATGCACCTAAACCTCTTGCTTGCATCATCGCACCCACGTTTCTTACGGCAGGAGCTGCCCAAGCTGGTAGCGGCTTGCCTTCTTCAAATGATGAGAACAGTTGTTCTAGTTGGTATTTAACAGTTGACTGTTCAGATACTTGACCTTGTGCTGCTTGAGCTAGGGATTCCTTACTGACTGCCCCCTGTACATCACCTATCACAGATTCAGACGATAGCTTACCTTGTGCGGCTACGGCTTCAGGAGTTCCGGGGATAGTGCTTGCTGTGTACTTCTCTGCGTTTTGCTGAGAGGGTACAGTAACATCTAAGTTTTCTGTTGATACGAGACTAGGACTTACTGCATCCCCAGTATCTAGTGGGCTTGGTGGGGTAAGAAGTTCTTCTTCTTGTACCTTTTGTACTTCAGGTACGTACTCAGTGCCTGTTGGTAGCGTGGTCGCACCCGCTCTTTCTTCAACTGTCTTTTGAACGTCTGTTACTGGAGTTGTTTGCAAAGTTGTATCAGTTTCTGCCATAGGTTTCGTTTCCTGTTTTGTAAAATAATCAGTAGGAACTTGTACTCGTGTACCATCTTGTCTGTAAGCATATATTGCACCGTCTTGTGGCATCACAGTAGTGCGGATAGCCATCGGTGTGGGATCTGACTGAAGTAATGTTTCTCCTTCTTGTGGAGTGTAAAAGTCTGTCACCCCAAAGCCATTAGCCATACTCTATAATCCCTACTTCATTACTATTGCGACAATCAAAGCTACCACACCAAGTGTACCCACCATAGACATAGCTTCTATTCGCCACATTCTTTTGTCTAAGGTAGATAGCTTATCGTTGACTGCTTGGTATCGGATGGCACACTCTTTCTCATGTGCTTCCAATTCCATTTGTACCTTTAACTCAGGCTGCATCTTCATCTGCTGCACTAGCTGTTGTTTCATCATCGTTCTCTTCGCTACCCTTCACGGACTGTATCAATGAATTAGTAAAAGCATTTTGTGCTACAGTTACTTGGTCTAGTTGAAATCTTAAACTTGCAGCTTTAGCCTGTAAGTCTTTTATCTGATTGATAAAATAGTTTTGGTCTTGAGATAAGTCCTCTGTCTTATACTCTTTACCATCAATAGTGATTACGTTTGATTGTTCAGTCATTACCAAGATACTCCACTTGCTGTTGTTGGGTTAGCTGCTGCATCTATCTGTGCTGCAATATTAGCTTCTATTGATGCAACTTCATCTGCACCAAGTGCATCTTTTGCCCATCCAATAGCCTGTGTCTCTGTGATATCTGCATATGGTACTGGTGTGCCTACAAGCTCTACACCGACTGTGCCATAAGCTGACCCTGTGTTACCATCTGCGTCTTCATCAGATGCTCTCCAGTGCAAGATAGTCACAATATCTGTGTTATCTCCCTGCACTAAGTCTCTTTCCATATTTGCGATTGTCCAAGTTACTGCCATTTTATTCTCCATTTTCTAAGGCTGTTATTCGTGCTTCTAATTCTTGTATTGTCTTCACGAGTAAAGGCACAAGTTTGCTTTGGTCTATGCCTTGATAGACAGGGTTACCATCAGCATCTACTTCATTATGTGTGCCAGTAATTGCTTCTGGTACAACTGATTGAACTTCATGTGCTAAGAAACCATCTACTGTTGTATCTGCATCTGATATGAAGTTAAAACGTACTGGATTAAGTTGCTTCAGTCTTGTTGTTGCATCCCAATCTGCTGTTACATTTTCTTTTAGTCTGTGGTCTGAAGATGTGTTGAAAGAAGTTCCAAGATTTGAATATGCAATACTTCCTACTCCAGAATTGCCATTTTCAAATGCCAAAGCTGTAGAACTGCTTGTTGTACTTGTCCTATCAAATACAATAGTTCCTGCACCAGAAGAGTTATTAGGCAACAAAGATATACCCCCTGCATTACCTTGAACAGTAGTACCCACCAACAAGTTGCCATCAGTGGTTAATCTCATCTTTTCAGAGCCACTCATCAAAAATCTTAAATTGTTTACAGTGTAAATTGTTGCACTACTTCCTCCACCATACAGCAGAAATTCATCACCTCCACTTTCCTTTAAATTTATAGCAGGAACAGTGCCATTTATTTCTAATCCACTTGCTGACGCACTTGCTGTTGAAAGGCTTGGACTACTAGTACCAATACCAACATTGCCACCATTAAAATAGCTATTACCATCAGTGTCTAAAAGTATAGTATCTGTGCCATCATTCTTTTCCATTAATAAATTTGGATTGCCATCAGTAGCAGGTCTAAATGCAAAGTTTCTATTACCATTAGCATTATATAAACCCATTAAAATTTGAGTTGAGTTATCTGTATTTTGTACAGTAAATGCACTTGTAGTTGTAATATCTGTTTTGCCTATCCCCAAACTCTCTGTACTAGCATCCCAAAACAGCTTTGGTGTTGTGCCTGTGTCTTCGTAGAAGCTGATGTCTCCGTTGTAGTCAATCGAAATTCTTTTATTTAATGAAGCTGTATTATGTGTGAAAATATCTAAGCCAAAACCTGCACCGTTAGCAACTCCTGCATTAGAT